ATTGCACCATATAGCATGGATAATGTGTATGTTTCTGCTCAACAAAAAGGACAGGCAACTATTACACACTTTGCTAACAACACCTCGAACAAGACATATGGGTATGTTATTATAGGGTAAGTATATTCAGGATTTCTATCATGGAAAAAAACCTATTTGTAGTTCCAACTACACATATTCATCAATTTTGGCATCTCGCTAAAAAACATTTACAACGAGCTATAGACACTGGAAACGGTGAGTTTACTATAGATCAATTAAAACAATTTTTATCACAAGGTAATTCAACACTATTCTTAGTTATGAATGGTGATGATTGTGAATGTTCATTTACAGTGCAATGGGTTATGTATCCTAATGACCGTGTTGCATACATTACCTATATTGGTGGCATAACTAATCAAAGATGTTGGGAACAATACTTAACATGGGTAAAAAATAACGGTGGAACTAAAGTTCAAGGTTCTACTGCAAAAGAAGGAATCGTCAGATTATGGCGAAAGAAGTTCGGATTTAAACCTAAATATACTTTAATGGAGTTACAACTATGATACCTTTTCACAAACTATTTAGCATCTTCTTTGGAACAGGAATGGTGCAATTACTGACCTTTTATAAAGGCGGTGGTGGCGGTGGAAGTAGTTCGTCTACAACTCAACAACAACTAGACCCTACTGTTAGACCGTTCGTTGAATATGGCTTACAAGAAGCGAAGCAGTTATATCAAACAGATACTCCACAATACTATCCATACCAAACATATGTAGACCCATCAGCACAAACACAAGCTGCATTACAAGCTACACAAAACAGAGCATTAGCTGGTAATCCATTAGTGCCAGCAGCTCAACAGCAACAGCTTAATACAATCCAGGGTCAATATTTAGGTAACAATCCATTTTTAAGTGCAGCAATGCAACAAGGTGCTGCTGAAGCTACACAAAGATACCAAGATGCAATCCAGGGCACTAGAAGTGGTGCTGCCCAAGCTGGTCGTTATGGATCAGGTGCAATGTTCGACCAAACATCTAGAGCACAACAAAATCTTGCTAACGCATTAGCACAACAAGCAGGTCAGTTAATGTATCAAAACTATGGTGCTGAAAGAGCTGCTCAACAAGCTGCAATTCAACAGGCTCCACAAATGGCTGCTGCTGATTACTTTGATATGCAGCAACTTATGAATGTAGGTCAGACTGCTGAAGACTATCAGAAACAAGCTCTTGAGTCAGATATTGCTAGATTCGAGTATGGTGAAAACTTACCTTACACTAAACTACAATCTTACTTATCTGCTGCATACGGTGCTCCGATGGGTCAAGTATCTACAACAGAATCTTCAGGAGGTGGTAAATAATGTGGAATTACTTTATACCATTTGCAGCAGGTTTATTGCAAGGTAAAGACCCTGTTCAGGCTGGAACTGATGCTGCAATCTCAGGAACTGTAGGAAATATAGCTGGTAACTTTGGATCAGCATTGGATGCTACTTCTGCTGTAGGTCCAGTTGCAGATCCAGGAAGCTACTCTAGCTTACTTACAAACTCAGCAGGAATTCCTGTAGATGCTGCTACAAATGTAGCTACAAATACTGCAATCATGCCATCTTATATGGACACAACTGGTCAGATGTTAAACAAAGGATACGACATTACTAGCGTTCCATTCTCACCTGAGACAGTGAAAACATCTCCATTTTCAACAACTGCTGATGTTGGATACGCTCCTGATTACATGAGAACAATGAAGACTCCAATCCAGGAAGAAGTATTGCCTCCATTGTCAGCAAGAACAGATGTTGCTCAAACAGGTCCGTTTGACATTGGTCCTGATATGTCTCAAGTTGTTAAGCCAGAAGCACAAGACTTAGCTAAGGCTGGTGGTTATGAAGAAACTCCATTGTATAAACGAGCATACGATAAAGTTTCTAAATACATTGAAGACAAACCATTAGAAGCTACATTAACAGCAGCAACATTAGGCGGAGCAATATATGAAGGAGTGAAACCAAAACAAACTCCAATAACTACAGCACCATTAGGACCACAATTAGGAGGAAAGCAGTATAGTGGCGGTGGCGATCAATTATTAAAAATAAGAAGACCAAGATAAGGAAAAAATATGGCTGGACTATTCGATCCATTAAATCCGTTACAAGGATTACAAAACATACCAGGGGCTAATCAGCTTACAGGTGCTGATAACTTTGTTACAAGCGGTCAGGTAACTGGATTTGCTCAAGGTGCAATACCAAGTTTGCTTCGTGGTGATAATCCATTACTAAGCATAGGTCTTGGCGGTTTAGGTGCTATACAAGGTGGTCAAACTGCTGCTTCTAATTTAGCAAACATTGCAAAAACAAGACAAGATCTTGTCAAAGGTGGTTTAGATATAACTGAAGCAGGTCTTGGAATACAAACAAAAGACTTTGATCTTGCAATGAAAAAAAGAAACAGAGCAAAGTTGTTAGAGACAATTTACAATATGCCTCCAGAGCAACAAGCTCTTGCAGAGTCTAATCCAGAAGCATTTACAAAAATGTTAATCGATCAATACAAGCCAACAAACAGTATGGTGGAATATAACCTCGCAAAATCTGAAGGATATAAAGGATCATACACAGACTATGTTAAAGAAGTTGAAAAATATCGTGCAACTAGTTTTAACATGGGCGGAGAAGGTGCTTATGAAAAACGACTTGGTGAACAGTTAGCTGAACAAGATATTGAGTTTGTTCAAACATCTAAACAGTTGCCATTTAGTGTTCAAAAAATGGATGATACTTTATCATTAATTAGAAACCCTAAAACAAGAACAGGAAAATTATCAGGATTAGTAACTAACATTGATGCTATTAAACAAAATTTCCTTAATGTTGATGATTCTGTTAAAGAGGGTGTTGGTAATACTCAATTACTAGATGCTTTATTAGGGTCTGAAGTGTTCCCAATGATTAAGGCACTTGGTATTGGTGCTAGAGGTCTTGATACACCAGCAGAAAGAGAGTTTTTAAGACAAGTCATGACTGGAACAATCGAGTTAAATAGAGACACATTAACTAAAATGACTATGATTAGAAGAAGACAGTTCCAATCTATTGCAAATGAATATAACAGGCAATTAAAATCTGGTGAGCTGAGTTCATACATGAAGCAAAAAAATCTAAAACCATTAGAATTGGCTGCTGGTAAAAATAGTGCATTTATTGCGACTGGAACAGATAACGATCTAAACAGAAAATTTAGTATTTTTTCTGATGGTCGTGCATATTATCACAACCAAGATGGCTCTATTTCTGATGACGAAGTGGTTGGTTTTGATTGGCTTAAATATAATTACGACTAGGATAAATAATGGGAAGATTTACTGTAGATAAAACAAGTGCTAACGATACACCAGATAGATTTACTGTAGACCCTGTTGTATCGCCTGAGGTAGAAGTTACACCTGATGAAGATTTTGATTTCTCAGCAGTTGAGATGGTTAAAAATTTTCCAGGCAGTTTAAAACAAGAGGCTATTGACATAGGAACAGCATTGCTAAGCCCTGTAGAAACTGGTAAAAGTATTGGCAACATATTAGCAGGAACATTTCAAAAAGTTACAGGTGGTGCTTTTGGTGAAGAAAAAATTAAATATGCTGATGCGATAGGAAAATACTATGCTCAAAAATACGGCAGTTTTAATCAATTCAAAAGAGAATTGCAAGACAACCCTGCTAGTGTTTTAAGTGATATGTCTATGTTTACAACTGGTGGACTGACTGCTACAAAATTAGGATTAAAAGCAACCGGAGCAGGTCAAAAAGTATTATCAGGTGTAGATGTTGCTAGAAAGGCAACAGCATCTCTTGATCCTTTTAATGTAGCACTTAATGTTCCATCTTTAGTTGCTGGACCTGCATCTAAATATTTAGGCATGGGTGATACAGCAGCAAATTTATATGAAAGTGCTGTGAAGCCTAGTGTTATTTTAGACGATGCTGAAAGAGCAAAAATTATTAAAACTGGATTAGAAGAAAAAATAACCTTAGATAAAAAAGGCAAACAAAAATTACAAACCAGAATTGATGATTTAAATAATAAAGTAAACAATTTAATTGATATTGCATCTGATACTCAAAAAGGCATTCCTTCAAATATTGTTAAAAAATATATAGGTGATGTAAAAAGCCAAGTTAGTGGGTTTAAATACAAAGCAGGTAAAAATATTGATGATGTAGAAAGAGTATCAAAAGAACTAGATAATTTAATAAAAGAAAAAGCTACAATTAGTGTACGAGAGTTACAAGATTTTAAAACAGACTTATATAAACAGCTAGACTATGATGTTACAAAACAAACTGGCACAAGGGCTGGAGAATTAGCAGAAAAATCTGCAGCTAGAGCAGCTAAAGAAGGAGTATCAGAAGCTGTTCCAAGTGTTGCTGAATTAAATGAAAGACTTTCTGATTTATTGGAATCAAAACCATATTTAATTAGAGCTGCAAATAGAGTTGGAAATAGAGATATTATTGGATTAACAGATCCTGTAAAAATTGGTGCAGGTGGAAGTATTGGTGGAGGTCCTGGCGCAGTAATTGCAGGCGGAGCAGGATTATTAGATAGACCTGGAATTAAATCTAAAATAGCTATCGATTTATATGAAAGACAAAATCAGCCATTATTGTCATTATTACAAAACAATCCAACAAGACCATTAATTACGGAATCTTTAGGATCAATAGGCGGAATTAATTATGGCGGATTATTATCTAATGAGGAAATCGAAAGATTGTATAGATGATATGGCACACATTAAAACTACCCCCTATAAACTTGTACAACGCACCAATAAAGGATTCTGATGGAAAAGGTTCAGGAAACAGTAGCAGTTCACTCAGCAGAGATTGACCATATGAAGAAAGACATAGATCACATCATGAACAAAGTGGACAAAATGGACACTTCTATAGACGAAATTAAATCTACATTAGATGAATTTAAAGGTGGCAAAAGAGTAGCTATGTGGTTCTTTAGTGCAGTTGCTGCTTTCGTAGCATTTATTATAGGAAAGTTCTTTCATTAATGGATAGAGTAACAGCAGTTATTATATCTTGTTTATTAGTAATTTTATTTTGGGTTCATCATGCGTATTCTGCTGACACTACTATCAAATATTCTGGGATGCCTGTCCCAAGTGCTATGTCTCCTAGCATTAGTGCTTTTTCTAATGATATGTGTGCAGCCCCATATAGTGGTGGAGCTAATACTGGTGTTATCTCAATATCTGGAGGCGGTGTTATAAATGACGGTAATTGTGAGCGTATTAAATTAAGCAAGGTTTTAAATGATCTTGGACTAAAAGTTGCAGCAGTTAGTGTTTTATGCCAAGATGATAGAGTATTTGAAGCAATGTTGCAGGCAGGAAGTGCTTGTCCTATCAATGGTGCTATTGGTGATGCTGCATTATTAGCATGGTTTGAACTAAAACCTGAAGTATTTGCGAGGTTATATGGCAAGGATTGGACTCCTCCTACTGTCACTTATCCAATGGAGTAATGTATATGCGTGGAATTGTTACTATGATAATGGAGAAGATGGGTGGTATCTTGAAGGCACTATGGTATGCGATGGTATCGAAGTCAGCGTGGCTATTGAGAACCATTATTGTGAATGGCACAGACCTGATGACCCTGTGTGTTCAGCATTTATCGAACCTATATGCGTGGACAGTATCGAATATCAAACGCTATCTTGTCCCCCAAATCATTCAGGAGGAATACAACAAAGTAGAGCCTATGTTTGCAAACAAGCAAGCTGGACAGATTGGACGTCTACTTCTGATAACTGTACCCCTAACCCTCCTACTTGTATTGCTTCATTTGATTCTAGGGTGTTACAATGTCCTAGTGGCTATGATGGTCAAATTACTGAAGCGAGGATAAGTTCATGCCCAGATCCATATGGCACAGAAGTATGGAGCGATTGGTCAGAATCGCAGAAAGAATGCACTCAAAGCACTACAGACCCAGTAAGCCCAATATCGGTGACCAGTCCTACAAACCCTGTCACATCCACAGCAATAGAATCTGTAACTGTTCCGACAATAGATGTTCCGCAGACGACTAATGAACCGACCATAGAATCAATCGCCCAAGAAGAACTCAGCGATTCTAGTAATGAAGTCAAGGCAAGCACTAGCAGCGAGACTGATAGCACCAAAGAAGTAAAACAAGATAAACAAAATAGGGACAAAAAACAGTCTAAAGATAATGTAGACAATGTCGTTGAGAATTCCAAAGAAATTGTTCATGGCTTTGGTCTTGTCCTTTCATTAGAAATATTAAATAAACCTATGGAGTTTTATCAGCCTCCACTTGCTGATATGTTTAGTATAACACAGGAGTTCCCAATACATGCAGATACCAGAGAATTTCAACTTGACCTTCTCAAAAGGAACGATCTCGAAGATTATTATTATTCTATTTCCGATAGTACTTGGGAGCGGTTACGCAGGGGTGACATTTTACAATAAGATGTTAAAGACTATAGAAGCAACTGGTAAGTTCAGAGTTATTGAGGACAATATCAATACACTACAATTAACTGTCGATGCAATAAAAGAAAGACAGTTGGAAGGACTTAATACCAATGTTAGGCTACAAGAAAAAGTTGCTGATGCGTATGTGCTTGCAAAAGAAAGCAATGCAGTTGCTCTATCAACACAAAGAGAACTCAAAGCCACTACAGAAGCTACCAAATCAGAAGTAGAGACGATGATTAGGTCTGTAGAAGATAAACTTGATATAATAAAAAGAGCAACAACGAATCCATTAGACAGGAGATAGTATGGTTTGGACAGCATTAATTTCACCAGTAGCATCATTACTAGATAAATTTATTGAAGACAAAGATCAGAAGAATAAGTTAGCACATGAAATTGCTACTATGTCTGAAAAACACGCCCAGGAATTAGCTAAGGGTCAGCTAGAAGTTAACAAGGTAGAAGCTGCACATCGCTCACCTTTGGTTGCTGGCTGGAGACCTTTTATTGGCTGGGTTTGTGGCATAGCATTGGCTTGGCACTTCGTATTGGCACCTGTTATACTATTCTTATCGGCATGGTTTAATGTGACATTACCTGACTTACCTGAATTTGATATGGGTTCTCTAATGACTGTATTAATGGGAATGTTAGGTCTAGGAGGTTTGAGGAGCTTTGAGAAGGCTAAAGGATTAACTAAATGAATCTTACCCCACACTTCACACTTGAGGAGCTAGTCAACTCTGACACAGCCACCAGGCTGGATATTGATAACACACCTTCGGAAGAGGTGATTAAAAATCTTAAATTTTTAGCAGAGGAATTAGAAAATGTTAGGAGTCTATTGGGTCATCCTATGCTTATTAGTAGCGGTTTCCGTTGTCATGCTCTCAATGATCATCTGGGAAGCAAGCGAACTAGTAGTCACACACAAGGGCTGGCGGTTGACTTTATCTGCCCTAGCTTTGGGGACCCCAGTAGTATCGTGTCTGCTATCGTTATGGCAAACATAAACTACGACCAAGTAATTCTCGAATATGATAGATGGGTTCATTTGTCATTTAAACAAGTTGATCCACGCAATCAGGCATTAATTATTGATAAGAAGGGAGCACGACCCTTTGAAGATACTACTACTTGATATAGAAACATCGCCCAATCTCGTTCACGCCTTTGGGTTGTTTAATCAAAACATTGGAATAAATCAAATCGTAGAGTCTAGCTACACAATGTGTTGGGCTGCAAAATGGTTAGATGAAGAGGAAGTGTTTTTTAGCAGCATTATAGAAACAACGCCTCGCAAGATGATAAAGAAAATATACGCTCTTTTGGAAGAAGCTGATGCAGTGGTGCATTACAACGGCACGAGGTTTGATATGCCCACTCTGAACAAAGAGTTTCTATTACTTGGATTAACACCCCCATCACCTTACAAAGACATTGATTTACTACAGACAGCCAGAAGACAGTTTAGGTTCCCTAGTAATAAACTGGATTATGTTGCCCAGGCATTAGGGTTAGGTGAAAAGGTTAAGCATACAGGCTTTGATCTCTGGAAGCAGTGTATGAAAAAGGATAAAAAATCCTGGAAGATGATGAAAGAATATAATATCCAGGATGTTGTATTGTTAGAAAAGGTCTATAAAAAGATGTTATCTTGGATTAGAAACCATCCTAACCAAAACGGTTATCACGCAGGAGTTGTTTGTCCTAATTGTGGTAGTAGTAACCTAATCAAGAGAGGTGTATCTTGCAATACAAATACAGTTTATCAGAAGCTACGCTGCAAAGATTGCGGAAAATGGTCGAGAAGCAACAAACAGATGAAGGACATGAAAAAGTTAGAGTCCGCCATCAGCATCTAGGGAGAAGTATGGATATAGACGAAATAGCAGAAGTTATGACTGGAAAGCTCATTGAAGAGGTCCAGATCACTTTCGGTGAAGATACTATGACATTATATTTGTCAGACGGATCAAGCATTGAAATTGTGATAGACTCTATCTACGCAGATATTCCAGAACTAGATGACTAAACGACAAATAACGCTACCAGACGGCACAGAGACCGATAATTATTCCCAACCCTACCAAAGGTATTGCGAGGCACTAAACCTCTCTAAGAAGCCTCTTATGCAACGCCAGGCATGGTTAAGTAAACTACAAGACCAACAGCGAGTTGATTCTCTAAAGTATTGGCTTAAATTAATATGGAAAGATAAATAATGTTATTAGCACAACAATACGCTCCAGACCTTACTAAGGTAAAAGATTACCTAGTCAAGACACCATTAGGATATATGGTGCGTGGCGATATGGGTGGTGCTGTAGATAAGCTAGGATCAGATGCTAAGTTGCGTGTTGATGCAATGATGAACCCAGAAACTGCCATAGAAACTGGTATGGATATTATGGGTGGTGGCTTGTTAGGAACATTTGTTGGCAAAGGCTCTAAACTATGGAAGAAGGCAGACTACAATAAAGCATTAAAACTTGAAAAAGAAGGTGCTACTCCAGAACAAATATGGCAAGAAACAGGAACTGCTAAGTTTGCAGATGGTAAGTGGAGACAAGAGATTAGTGATCTTAATTCTAAAATAACTGACAATGTATATGAAACAATTAAAGCAAAACAACCGTATAGAGCTTTAATGTCAGATACTTTAAAACATCCTGAGTTATATAAATCATATCCTGATATAGGCAATATTAAAACAGGTATGTATGCTTGGCAAAAGCCAGAAGGTTCTTATATGGCAGATACTAGAACCATTACTGCTGGTGGACCAAGCACAGGACATCAAAAGTCTGCTGTATTACATGAAATACAACATGACATACAAGAGGCTGAAAATTTTGCAAAAGGTGGAAATTTAGATGAAATAATATGGACATTTGAAGATTTAGCAAGAAAAAAAAGAGAAGAAGCTAAAAAATTGCTTGATTATAACAACGCTTTTGGAAGTTTAAGTAGAAAACAATTAGGAAGCAAAGCTGATGAAATTTATAGTGCTAAAGATAAAGCATTAAAATTAGAAGAGCAAGCCAAAGCGTTTGATAATAAAGTAAAAGAAGCATATTCGGATAGCGATAAAAAATTTGAAATGTATGAAAAAATGGCAGGTGAAGCAGAAGCAAGATTAACTCAAAGAAGAATGAATTTAACAGATGCTGAAAGACGAGCAAACTTTCCATATAATTATGGAACATATTATGGATTAGATTATCCTATGGAAGAATTATTTGTTCAAGGATTGCTAAAATAATCAACCTAGTAACAACATAATAAGCAAACCTACAGCAACTATAATAGCTTCTTCTAAGTTCATATTATTCCTCCTGAAATATTACCTTATTATCTGGAAACATCTTATAGCGTTTACCTGTAATATGATTTTCAACTTCAACTCTTATTCCGCCATCACCCTCTTGAAAAAACTGTAGGTCTAACCACATACCATTAATCGCTATTTTTTTTGTTTGCATTCTTACATATTCCATTTGCTGACAAGTCTCTACCGCACCACCATTTTTTCTTGTCATATGTGTTAGCAGGTTGTTTACACTTGTGGCAGACCTGACCTTTTAATTTAATAACCATCTATCTACTACTTCCAATATTATCACAAGCAATATACAAGCAAAGCCTATTGCATAGCAGATTGCACATGGTTCGTTAGTCTTCATCGTGCAAAGGGTCTTCTATCCACTCATCAGGCATAACAGGACTAGATAGATCAAACCTTTTACTGGCTTCTTCATAAAAAGATTGCCAGGTTTCATTTGCTTTATCCAGGTCTTGCTTTTGCAATTTCACATCGTCATGCTTTTCTAAAAATCTTGCAGCATATTTAATATGGTTAGCCATATGAACACACTCAATACCTTTTAGCTTATGCAGCATAAACTCTATTACCTGATAACACTCTAACCCAGCCCTGTTATACCAAGCTGGTTTTTTTACTGGATCACTCATTTTCTTTCCTCAATAATTAACATACCTTTTTCATATTCGCAGTCTACACCTTTCGTCCTCGTATACACTCGACCCTCACTATCTACCAAACTTAAAAGTTTACCTTTATGGCAAACTAATTCTGCTGGCTCCAACTCTGTAGCTATATAATATTGTAAAGATACACCAATAATTAAAAATAGCATAACACATGGAACCACATATTTCATAATTTTCATTACCATAAACTCATTCCTCGTTGTCTGTAATACTTGTAATACAAAGTATAATTATACTTGTAACAAAATCTATATAGAAAGGATAACATTATGTGGACAAAACCAGCAGCAACAGAAATGCGTTTCGGCTTTGAAGTAACAATGTATGTATGCAATAAGTAATACATAAGAAAATGGGCAGGTTATTCTCTGCCCATCATTCTTTCATATCTAACAGTATTATTCCTGATCCAATGAAAATCTAACTTTACTTTAATCAATCCAGGTTTATATGGACTTGGTCTAAGAACAACTGCATTCTTAGGAATTAAATGTTCATTTGTCTCAGGAACAAACCTGATTACCTTAGAAGGGAACATCTTCTTCTAACTCTTGCTGCTTAGATGGAGCTGAACCTTGACCATCTTTATAGATCACTCTAACATTGCCAAGGATAGGTAACTGAACACCATTGGTTCGTTCTTCCTTAGAAATGCTTTGGCTGATAAAGCCGTTGTTGTCATACTGATCTACATTATCAATATCAACAAAGGTTGTTAAATTTGCATAGGTTCCTTTTTTACCTTTTACAAATCTGTCTTTGTCTAGCTTAGTTACATCAATACTAATATTTAATCCTACTTTCATATTATCTCCTTAAAATCTTAAATTAATTTTATTACTTCTTTTATAATTGTATATCTCTTCAATTAAAGTCAAATACTGCTGCACATCTGTACAATCTACTAAACTTCTGGATTGAAAAGATAATTTATTTAAAAACTCTGCATGATTGTAATCAGGTTTTATAAACACATCTAACATAGCATAAACAAAGTTTCTACGCTTATATCCATCATAATACTTACTTATCATAGATATTTTATTGGCGTTATTTACAGCTTCATCATAATCTCTAATTTCAAATGTACCATTTTTAAAATCTAAATTGTTTTTTGATCCATGATACCTTCTGTTGTTAGATAATAATGCTGCTGTTTCATTATGATTAAAACCGTACTGTTTTTTAAACTCACGATATTTAATATAATTTTTATAGCCAAGTTTACAGTAACCGTCTAAATAATCATCAGCGTTCCAATTTTTTAAATTAGAGTTTAATCTCTGCACATCTTTTAATCCAAGATCATTAACCATAATATAATAAATTGGTTTTTTTAATTCTTTTGCTGACTCAAAACGATGCTGTCCATCTATAATTTCATAGTGTTGGTTTACAATGATTGGAATCATTATATACTTTTCTTCTATAGATTTTTTTAATCGTTTTAAATGGAGCTGATTAATGTTTCGATTACCATCTATTATTTTAAATAAAGAGTAATCAGTGGTCTTAAAAACTTGATTTACTTGTGTCATACTTAGTTCTCCTTAGTATATATAGGTTTCCTCTTGTAACGAGGAGGTTCAACATCATCTCTTACAAACTGGACAAACTCTTCCGCCTTCGGTATGAACCAGTCCATAAAAGACTCATCATAGAACACCATCTCTTTCGAGGTTTCATTTGGTGTCCATATGTAAAACCAGCACGCTTCTATCGGTTGCTGTGCAACTGCACTTACACAAAACATCTGTACTTGCATTTGGAAATAGTAGCGTTCTGGAATTTCTGGATAAATTTTTTGAGTAAACGGACATTTTATCTCTACAGGTATCATTCCTAAATAACCATCAGGTGAAGCACCTAAAGGTCTATCAGGATGAACTACTAATTTATTACCTGCACGACAAATACCCCTCATCTCATCTTCAAATGCAGCAAGAGCTATATGCTCATGTGCACTACCATATTCGGTCATCTCATTCCCCTGGAAAGGTTCAGCACGACCAGTTTTTTCCCTCCATAACTTTTGTCTCTCGTAGACTGCCGACCAAGCCTGGCTAGCAGTCACGATTGAGTTACGAAGTTTCTTATTACTTAGATGCGAAGTCATCAGTTTTCTCTCTGATCTGTTCACGAGCTAACGGAGTTAACTTCATCCAGTATTCTTTTTTCAATACCTCAGAAAGTTTTTTCATCTCTGTTATGTGATGTTGTATTGCTTCTTCTGATAATGGCTTAGGCTCTTCTTTTTCATTTACTCCAACCTCACCGAGATATAAAGATAAACCAATGCCACTAATGACCGCAATATTTTTTGCCAGGCAGCGTTGATAAGCTGTGTTGACCTGGAAGGCATCTGGATTTGCAATAGCCTTGTTACTGTAATTGATAACAGGCATGATCATTGATTGGACCTTACCTAATGCACTAACAGTTGTAGATACCATTACAGTTTCATTGTTCAACACCCTGGCTTCATCATATGTATATGTTGCAGCAGGGTCAGCCTTAGCTAACAAATCCCAGGCACCTGCCCAGGATATATAGTCTAGCTTACCTTTTTTTTCTACAAGACCTAACTTGTATACATCTATTTTTCTTAACTCTTCAAACTTACTCATAATTATCTCCTGTATTTATTCTTCAGTCACATCTGTTGCTTCTACAGTTGACTCCTCTTCTATATGGTCTTTAAATTGCTTGATAAAATCTTCTTTTGCGTATTTAATTGCCTGACTAGAATTATTAGCTTCAACTGTAAATGATTCATATATTTCGCCAACCAAGGTAACATTAAAAGTTCTCATTGTTATCCTCCTGCTGTTGTTGTTCTTGTTCTTGCATTCTGGCTAGACCTGCATCGTTATCTGCTTGCAGTTCTGCTGTCCAGTTTTCAATAAATTGTGCAAATTCTTTT